TGGCATATCAGGTTTCATATCACCCTTCATTTTTGCAATTAGTGCCATTACATCGTCAATTGCATCACCTTGTGCATTTATGTTAATGCTCATTGAAGCCTTATCTTTTTCTTCTGCAGGTGGCATACTTGGTGCCATCATTGGCGGCATCTCATTCATTCCACATTCTTCAGTGCTTTGATCTACTACAGGTGCTTCGGTTTTAACACCGTCTAGTTCCTGCATTCTGGCTAGTAACTGATTAAAATCCATTATTTACTCCCCACAGGACTTGCAACCCCTGCTTTATCTTGTTTTAATTTTGGTGTATCTTGATAAACATCTGCTTTTAGTTTATCATGACCTAGTTCTTTTTTTCTTGCTTTTGCTTCTTTAGAAAGTTCCTTCAAAAAACTTTTATTAAAGTCGTCTCCAAAATATTCTTTGTGCTTAATTTTCATGCCATCTTTATATTCGTTGTCATGTAGTAATGCACCTTCATAATCTGCTTTGCTGCCCATAGTAATTTGATCAATTTCAGTTGGACTTGAGCTATTTCTAACCTTGTAATATCCTGCTTCGCAACATCCCATTTCAAAAATTTCTTTTTCAATTTCGCTTGTTGTGATTGGATACTCAGTCATTACATCAAATGTATGCACTTCTAGATTTTTCAATGTTGGAAAATCATGTGGTACTTCTGTGACTGGTGTAGTTTTCATTGCTTCAAATTGCAGTATACCACGATTTTCTAATCTTGCTTTCAAATCGTCTGCAAAACTTTCGGGCAAATCACCTGCAACTTTAACCTTAAAACTATAGGTTTTCTTTGATTCTGATATATATTCTTTTAACGTCTTCATGTATGTATTTATTCCTTTTCGCTTAATTTCTTAATTAATTCATTGCGATCAAGCATTACATAGCCCTTTCCGTCAAGCACATCGTTAGGATCTTCAGGCGCATCTTGGTCCAATTTTAATTTTTTCAACTGTAAATCAACTGCTTTTAGTTTCTTATCTACTTTGGCAGTTTTAGCATCAATGGCGTTTTTAAGCATACTACTAGCAACTTCAAATATACGTCCGCTGTAACGCACTTCTACATTCATACCTAAATCCATCAAATCATCATATGCTTTTTCTGCTTTGTCTGCAAGACTATCTAGGTCTTTTTCTTCCATATGATCTAATTCTTGTATTTTAGGCAGACTGCTTGTAATTTTACTTACTTCTTTATAACTGTCGTCAACACTTCTAATTTGCTGCGGTGTTACTTCTACAGGGGCAGTTTGCTCCTGCTTTTGTAATGCAGTTTCTTTGTCTTCCATATTAAACAGTTCTTCTAGTTTCTTAGTCATAATAATACTTATCGTCTTTTCTGGCCGGTGTGAAAAATATCTTCTTCATTTACAATACGAAATCTTACACGCTTTTGTTTACACCATGCCGATGCTGCTTCCCATTTTGCCATATTCTTAACATACTGTTCTTGATTGTATCTGCTTTTTCCTACACTTTCACGCATGGTTTGATTTTTAGGTTTTACTTCAATTACTTCTGCTCTTTTCTTTCCACCTTTTTCATTATACACAACAAAAAAGTCTGGAACATAGATCGAATACTTTCCTGTAAAAGGATCTCTATAAGGTATCTTAATACTTTCACTCGCCCATGTTTCTACACCCGGATGTTCATCTAACATTCTCATAAAAACAAATTCCCAACTACTACGAGCAAGAGGAGTTTTAGTCCCAACATACTTTCCGGGATTTTTCATTTCGAATCTGCCTTGAGCAAACTTAGGCATTATGCTACCACATTACGTTGTTTTGTAATATCTGGTGATGGTTTCCTATAACCTAATGTGGATGTCGCAGGTCTATTATTGTTTAGTATTTCTGAAACTATTCCACTAAGTTCTAATCCCTCTATCTTTTTTAAATCATCAAGTATACTAAAAATTTTTACATTTTCTAATTTAGCCTGTTTAAGAATACTCATAGAAATTGTCTGAGCTGCTTCTTTACTGAACCCTCTGCTTTCAAAAAATCCTATTGTTGCATCAACTTCTGTTGCATTAAATTCTAAAGGTGCAGTTCCATAGGTATCAAAAAATAGTTTTGTTTTTGCTGCACTATCTGTAATTGGTTTTGCTGGTAAATTTGTAGCCATGTTATGTACTTATATCCTGTCTTCCGACTCCGGTACCGCCTAATTTTTTCTGTGTACCTTTAGTAGTTGAGTTATTTGGATCATTTCTTTTAAAGATAGATCCTGCAACTCCACTTATTGTATTTGATATTGCTTGTGTACCTACAGGACTTGTTAAAATATTTGTTGCTTCAGATAGTAAGCCTGCTTTGCTTAAACCTTTTGCACCTTTGTAAGTATTTACTGCTTTAATTGCAGTGCTTAAAAAATTGCCTCCAGAGCTAAATGCTGATCCATCTCCAACAGCACCAAATACAGATTCTAATCCGTCTAATACTCCACCTTCTCCTAGAAGGTTTCCTGTTCCGCCGCCGCCGATTTGTAATGGACCAGGTGTGTTATCATAATGTAAAGTTGCAAATCCTTTTGGTGATCCTTGTGATACTGTGCCTGCACTGTATCTAACTGCTTCATATGATAATGACATTGTGCTTTCTGCAGGTTCAGAAGTTGCAGCATAATCTCTATTACCGTGTTGCCAACTTTTAATTTTAGGATTTACTAGAGTATAACCGATAAACCTTCTTCTTCCCATTGTGAACAAAGTAACAGTTTTGAATAGTGGCGAACTTACATCATTATCTAGTCCATATCTAAATTTATCAAATTCAGTGCCTGTTGCTCTGTAAGGATCTGTTTTATCTGAATATGCTGCTGTTGGCAATGTTCTATCTTTTATATAGTAACCATAATAGATTGCCCATAATGCACTTATAACACCTTGATTATCATCATGAAAAGTAAAAGTAACATCATCGTAGTTTATATTTTTATAAACTATTTTTTTTCTATTATATTGATTATATGTGTCCATATCAAACGTAAATTTTGGCAAGTCTGCAGTCTTAACTAAGAGTCCTGTTTCTTCTGCATGTTTTGCAGTAAAGTTAGGAGCCTTATGTGCAGTTGGATCTAGTTCGATTCTTAGATAATAATTAAATTTCGTCTTAGGAGCAAGACGCATATTATCGTCAATGAATAGTCTAGTAGCATGAGTATAATTTGCTACTCTACCTTTAGGGTTTGTTACCCCTGTAAATACGTCTGTAAGAAATCTTGTGAATTTATTTGCCATACTAGTATTTAGCCATAAAAAAAGCCCGGAAAAAATCCGGGCTCTTTAAATTCAATACTAAAATTAGTATTAGCCTTGATTTGAACTTGAACCAGTAGTTGAACCACCAGTACCTGGACCATCTGCTGCTGTTCTGCCAACGTTTGCACCAATACCAATACCAATGCTTTGTTCGCCAGCGCCCCACTGTACCATGTTATCAAAACGTATAGTCAATGCTACTTGCATTGGCTCGTTAGTACCGTAGTTAGCATCACCGTAGTCTACGTTAGTTAGGAAGCAGCCATACATGTTAGAAGTTTCTAACACTTGTGCGCCGCCTTCTAGTCCGCCGTTACCACCGTCTAGCACTTCAATTTTAGATGTAAATTTGTAGTCAATACCTGATCTTGCAGAAGCCTGTTCAACAAAGTCAAACTGTTTCTGAACCTGTTGACCAACTAGTCTTTGTACTTCGCCACTAGCGTCATCACGTAAGTTTAGTGTTAACGTTTCAAATGTATACTTACCTGCTAGGTATACTTTTGAGTTGTAAACGTCTAACGGCATTTCTTCAAAACCTACTTTAGGTCTTGACACATCAACTACTTGTTTAGTTAATTCAGTTGCAGCACTTACTCCAAATCCTAAAAGTGTCACTCTAAAGCGATACTTTAGTTTAGGCATCAAGAGCACTTGGTTGCCTGCGTCTGTCGGTACTGAAAAGTTATTTAATGATGTAATAGGCATGTCTTATATCTCCCCTGTGTTCTTGACACGCAACGGAATGTATATAAACTCAATAGCCTTGACAGGTTCAATAGCAATATCAACATAAAGTTCATTTCTATCTACCCTTGCTGGCGTATTGTTTGTTTCGTCACATACTACTGCGAAATCATAAATTGCTCTAAGACCAACTAGCTCAAGAAGTAAACTTTCAACTGCCTGTTTTACTTCATCTCTAGTAATCTTATCATTTGGTTCAAAGATATACGGACGAGCCAATTTGTTAAGTTGACTACGTAAGTATACAACTAAACGTGCTACGTTAATTCTATCTAGTGCAGAAGCATTTCTTGCTCTAGTTTTCTGTCCGTAGTTTACTAATCCTACTCCATTAAAGAATGTAATTGGATTAACTTTTAGATCATATAATGTATCTCTTTGTCCTTCGTTAAGTGCAACTGTTTGGAACTCGCCTGTTGCTGCATCAATAAATCCTACTGCTGTAGCATTTGAAATGCCGCCTCGTCTTGTTCCTGCAGGTGCAAACCATGGAAACGATACTTGGTCGCTTAGTGCAATAGTTCTCATCATCATGTGTGATGCTGGAACAACTGCATTTGAACCACCTAAGTCAGTTGTAAATCCATTTGGATAAAACGTTCCTAAGTATTCATCGTATGTTACTAAGCCATCATCGCCATTGTCTGTTACTAAGGAAGCATTTGTTCCCCAGTTAGTCAATGTAGTTGCATCTGCTGCTAATCTAAGTGGTGTGTCACCAATAACAAATGCTGTTAAGCCTCTGTCAATGTTTAGATTAACTAGGTTGCTCATTAATTCAGGATAACCTGGAGCAGTAATAATGTTGAAGTTACGTCTTTCTTCATCACGTACTTGGCTGCTTGTGTCAACTGCACTCTTCATTCTTTGTACAACAACTTTACGTTGCGCTTTTCTACCGAATGAACCTGATCCGTCTTCATTGTTGCCTGATTCAGTAACCCAACGATCAGTTGCATAATCTGCCATTGCTTCGTCATTGTTAAAGCGTTGGTTATCTGCTGTAATATCAATGTAGTTGTTAGCATAACGTTTAACGTTGCCGCCACTTCTACGTAAGTTCCATAATAGCATACCTTGTGGATATAATGCTGGGTCTGGAGCATCTGGATCTAAGAAATCAACTTTCATTAAATCTTTAATAGTTGCTGCTGTGTTACCAGTAGCACCTGATGAACCATAACGTGCATCTCCAAACAATATACCATCTTCAGTTGTTTGGTCAGTTTTATCAACTAATATCCATCTTTCTGAAGCAGGACCTGATTGGTTACTGTCATACTTGTAAATCGTTGGAAAGTTTTCAATATCTGCTGTTGAAATCCAAAGATCACCATCTGTTGTAGTTCCAGAAACATATGGATTAGAAGCACTTACAGTTGGAACATATCCAACTCTATCGCTTGCTGCTTCAACATATGGACTTGTTGCACTTCTGTAACCTACCCAAGTAGTACCGTCGTGTATCATAATGTCCACATCTGAAAACTCTGGGTTGTACCAAAGTTGTCCATCTGCTGGTTCTGCTTCTGGATTATCTGCACTAGCGTAAAAATCACTTGAAGAAAGTGGTTGCCAGTTTGAAGCAAGATATCTATTTTCAGCAGTTGAGTCATCTGCACCTGGTGCTAATTGACCTTGTCCGCCTGTTAAAGATGCATCTGACAAGTTGTAGAAATTAGCAGTACCTTCTGCTGTATCAATGTTATATGGTGTAAACAATGCACCAATAGCATCTCTTCCTACGTCACGTAGTCTAATTTCTCCACCTGTTTTGTGTGAAATTGTAACTTCGTTATTTTCTGTTACGCCTGCTTCAATGTTTGTAAAGCCTGCTGCGTTAATTGCTGCTGCCATAACATTTGCATCTGAACTTGAACCTGAACTTGAAAATGATACGTTTACTGCTGCATTTAATGCTTCTTGTCCTTGAATTGATTCTTGG